CACACTTTCGTTAGGGAATTGACGGAAAGCAGGGAATTGATTGAGAGGTGCTTCATATGGTCCGATGGTTGTCTTGAACAAAATAGTATCAGAACCGGCCATTGGACCTCTTGACCCATATGCAAGTGGAGTTGAGAACTTCATATCACTGTATATTACAGGGTAAGGAGTCACCATTAACTCAATAAAAAGCGGAGTTGCCCCTTGATAATCCGGCAAAGTATCTTGAAAGAAGTCCACTTTCAGAACTTGATGCAATTGATTTGCTGGAAGTTGAATTTGCTTTTGGACGATGCCGAACCCGTTTCCATCCAAAGTAACACGGTCTTGCTCAAGTGTTTCTCTAATTTCAAGCAATGTCATTTCTTTTTCCTCCGTGAACGTTTCTTATTGGCCGCTATTTTTTTCTTACGGGCGGGCGTTTTGTTGTAAGCAGCCCAACCTTTTTTGAAGCCCATTTTTGCATACTTCTTTGGTAATCCCGCCCCACGTTTTCGCTTTCGCTTAGTTGGTGCAGCTTCTACAACCTCTTCGATTGCTTCTTGAGCATCGGTCATTTGCACTTGAGTGAGAACTTCTCCCTCTTTGATGTAAATTTGAAAAGCCGGAGTGCCATTAAGCATGTATGCTTGATACGCCGGAATCGCTATCATATCAATAGGAAATACGGTTGTTTGGTCGCCAAGAATAAAACCACCAACAGCCCCAAGAGTCGCGCCAACGGCTTGCCCTCCAAGAGGTATAATAGAACCGGCTTTCGCCCCCATTCTCGCCCCGGCTCTCGCGTTGACAAGTCTTTCCACCACTTCTTCAGGGTCAGTAAGGTCAATACGGCGAGAATAATAATTCCCTTCAGCATCTTTAGGCAACGATTACACCTCAAAGGTCTTGTTGTTGCGTGAGCATTTCGGTCATGTCGGCTTCGTTAAGTTTGACAGGTTCGCCAATAATCATAATATCAATTTCAAGAGTTACGCTACTGTATGTATTACAATCGTTTGCACATACTCCAATAAGCAAATCAGAAACAACATTGTAACCTTCAGGGTGCAAATCAGGAGTGCCAAAAAGCACCCAATTGTTCTCAAAGTTTTCGCCTGTAGCACCGGGGTTATCTCGGCAAGTTGTTAATTCGAACACGGAAATAACATCAGGTGAAGCAATACCAACATCCTGAGCATTTTCATATGCTGTTGTAGTTGCGAATATCTTCATCGATGAGAATGCTTCTCCGCCTGTTGAAAGTAGTGGGTTCAATGTTCCTGTTACGGTCGATGATGGGTCACGGACCATGAAACGAACTTCCTTAACAGCGAAACCTTCTCGCTTAACGATGTTAACAAATGCGGACATGTCAACTCGTCCATAAACAAGTGCAACATCACCGTTTGCATCGGTATCAAATTGTAGTCGGTCTCTCAAAATTAGGTCGCGTGCAGCTTTAGCCATAGAAACGTCCACCGTGCTGCAGCACATAAAGCAAGCATGTGAGGCCCTATACATCACTTCAATCTTCTTTAGGGTGGCAAACGTTCACCAAAACTTATACTCGCGAAGCGGCGGGCCTTGTTTAATGCTCGCAGGTTATCGGGGCTGATAGGCCGCGAGCGACAACACATCCCACCCGAACAGGGTGGTGCAACAAATCCGTTTCACGGATTCGATTTTTTTGGCAACATTCATACCTACCTACTATGTGGGTTAATGTATGGGACGACAAAAAACCATATGGATTAACGAGGAAAGAAACGCAAAGATTGAACAGATTGTAGGGGATTCTATGAGCGAGAAGATAGGCATGTGTATAGATGCCTACCAAGTCGATAATGAACTGCTTACAGTCGCTCTCAGAGCGCAAATTCGATACTTGAAATTGATGATGAAGGACGTTTGTAAAGACTTGAGACAAAGAAACCTACCAAATCAAGCCCGTGAACTTCTTGCATGTCGCATTGAGGAGGAGATTCAATGAGCGCACGGGTATTTGGATTCGCTACAACCGACAGTGTTCGAATGATTTGCGAATGCGGAACAATGGATGGCAAAGTTGAACTCGCCCAATTTGGTATGCGAATTCATTTTCAATGCCGAGATTGCAATACCAATGTTATGATGGAGGTGACAAAGTGAAAGTGTTCATCGACCTTTTTAGCGGTCTGGGTGGGGCGTCACAGGCTTTTGAAGCTGCACCCGATTGGCGAGTCATCAAAATTGACAACAACCGAGAACTTCTTGAGCATAACAGAGGACTGCAAATTTTGGATATATCGCAAACCGATGAAGTCATCAGAATGATTGAAACTCAATTCCCAAATGGATGTCATCTCAATTGCGATAAATTGGTTATTTGGGCGTCACCTCCATGCACGGAATTTTCGTACGCGAATGCAAATCGCCATTCTCTTCAAGACCCTGATGATTTTGATTTGACTTTGATTGAAGCAAGCCTTGACATCATCAACCATTTTCAACCCGACCATTGGGTAATTGAAAACGTTCACGGGTCTGTTCCAATTATTCATCAAGAATTTGGAATGATGCCAACGCAAAGTATTGGTTCGATTGTAATGTGGGGGAAATTTCCTTCAATTGGAATTCGAACACGGGATTCATGGGTGCATCGAAAGTTGGATGCAAAGGGTTCTCGCGCTTTGCGACCAAACAACCGTGCAAAAATTCCTTTGGCTGTTTCTGAAGGTTTGCTTTCATCGATTGAAAGTCAAACGACTTTGTTTGATTTTGAACTTGGCACTGAAGAATGACCTTGTCTCACTTTCTGCGAATTTGGCTCAAAAACGCAAAGACCAACACCAAAACCCGCTCAAGATCTTGCACGGGCTTAAGCAAACATGAGTGTGTTTCCGTTATCGGCGAACTTTAACGGTGGCATTTGAGGACGGATAGGACCTGCAACTAATCCACGACTTAGATTGAAGCGCACCCAATCAGGAACTTGTCCTTTTGCAGGGTCAAGGCTACCAAACGGTTGGTCGAATGCTTGCATCTGTCGTGCAGCTTTTACAAACAATCTCAAGTTTGTTGTTGAACTCATGGCTTCGGTTTCATTTGGAGTATAAGGAAGAAAGAAGTCAGCGATTGCATTTCCTCTCAACATACGCTCGGCTCTAATTCCGCCGTATTTCCACATCGGAAACACTTGTCCGACATTTCTTGATGGTGGAATTGTTCTACCTTGATTCATCAAAGTAATTCCTTGAGCAACAGAACGTTCACGCATGACACCCAATCCGTAGGAAGTGACATTTGCTTTCTTTGAATCGATGGCCATGTAGAATGAAATTCCCAATCCATCGATGGGTGTGGTTGCATCCTGACCATGTAGAAACGCCGTGACATAAACGTAGGGAGTATAGAATGAGAATGTCGGCGTTGCACCCACACTTTCGTTAGGGAATTGACGGAAAGCAGGGAATTGATTGAGAGGTGCTTCATATGGTCCGATGGTTGTCTTGAACAAAATAGTATCAGAACCGGCCATTGGACCTCTTGACCCATATGCAAGTGGAGTTGAGAACTTCAT